CGCTGGGGTGACCCAACTGTATGGATCAATGACTTGCGTACCGAAGACAAAACTCAAGTTTTTGAGCACTTCCAAGCGTACCAAACAGCTGAAGAAGAATACACAACAGCCAGACGCAACTATGACAACAGTATCTGTGATCTGGTAAACAACGTCACAACACTCAAGCAGCTTCTAGAAATATGGCCAGCAGCTGAGTCACTCATACCTAATGACAAGATCCAAAAGATGCACGTCAAAGTGACCAGGGCACAACGCGCCGCTGAAATCAAAGAAGAAGTTTGCTTTGACCCAACCATCGCTAACCAAACCGTACTCACAGCCAAAATGCTAGGAGGCTAATATGTCTGCTGAAACCGACATGCTTAAAGCCCGCGCGCAACTGCTGATGGATCAGCCGTTTTTCGGGACATTATCGCTAAAGCTCAAGTTGGTACAAGACGACAGTAACTGTGACACCGCCGCTACCGATGGTACGCGGCTGGTGTACAACAGTAAATTCATCAGCAAGCTCGACACCGTTACGCGCAAAGGTCTCATTGCGCACGAAGTTATGCACTGCGTCTTCAACCATATGACCCGTCGCCAACAACGTGACCATAAACTGTGGAACATTGCGACAGACTACGCCATCAATAGCCATCTTATTGACTGTGGTTTTGTATTACCTGAAGGCGGTCTCATTGATAAGCAGTACAACAACATGACTGCCGATGCAATCTATAACAAACTCGACAAAGACAACCCACCCAAGCAGTGCCCGTGGGGCATGGTCATGGATGCAGGCGCTGGCCAAATACAAGCTGGTAGCAACGCTGCTATGGAATCCGACTGGCAAGTAGCTGTTACCCAAGCCGCAGAGGTTGCGAAAAATGCAGGTAAACTCCCAGGCAGCATGGAACGCTTCATTCAAGACATCGTCAAACCAGTCGTCGACTGGCGGACCGTACTCTGGCCGTTCTGTACAGCTCTCAGTAGAGACGACTACAGCTGGCGCAAACCAAACCGCGCATACATCAGCGAAGACGAGTATCTACCAAGCATGCTCAGCGAAACTGCAGGCGAGATTGCAGTCATCATTGATTCCTCTGGCTCTTGCGCTGACTACTGGGATCAATTCCTAGGCGAAATGTCAGCCATTCATTCAGAACTGCGCCCGTCTCAGATGATCATTCTTCATGTAGATACACAGGTAGCGCACGTTGACGAAGTTATGCCTGACGATCAGTTTCCAAAGACGCCCGTCAAGGGCGGTGGCGGCACTGCGTTCAGCCCAGCGTTTGATTACATCAATGAACACTATCCGGAAGTAGAAGCAGCTGTGTATCTTACCGATCTTGAGTCACATGACTTCGGTGACCAACCACCCTACCCTGTGCTATGGGTATCAACGAAACGCCATGAAGCCCCTTTCGGCCAAACGACGTACATTCAGCTTAATTAGTTGCACTATTATATTAGCTACAGTATTATTTTGCTCTTACTAGGAGAGTTTGATGAGCATAGACAATGTAACACCCGCCGAATGGAACAGAGTCCGCGACAATAAAACAGGTTTAGAAGCCTGGATGAAAGAAACGCACAAAACTGATTACATTGATCCGTATGATCAACAATCTTCTATGGTTGACAGACCGCCGCACTACAATGCTGGTGAAATTGAATGCATTAGTTATCTTGAAGATAATCTAGGACTCGGCTTCGAATATTATCTCGAAGGCAACATCAAAAAATATCTCCACAGGTTCCGTCACAAGGGTAACGAAACAACTGACCTTGAAAAAGCCCGTTGGTACTTAAACAAATTGATATCACATATCAAGCAAGAAGATTGATGAATACGCTCTTCACGGATATAGAAGCAGCCATCGAAGAAGCCCACTTTATACAACACGACTTAAACAAAACTGCATATCTAGTAAGCGACATGCAAAATCAATTGCATGTCATTACTACAGACCAATACGCACGAGACAAATGGGCAACACACCGCGTACTCGAAATATTTCACTCAGGAGGGTGCAATGAAAACAAAAGAGTTTTTCCAAAACCTGTCGAGCCTCGAAGACGACAACATACACCCCGAGTTCCACGTCTATACCGCAGTATGGATGAAGTCGCGGATGCCAGAGGCATATAACGAACTAAAATCACGTTTCAAATGCATTGAAAACGAAATCATGGCGCAACACGCCTGTAATAACTCTGATACGGAGTTACCCTTTTAATGCTTGTTACTCTCGACTTCGAAACATACTTCGACACTAAAGTATCACTCACTAAACTAACTACAATGGACTACGTCCGACACGAGAAATTCAAAGTGTGGGGCGTAGGCATCAAGATTGATAATGAAAAAACTGAATGGTACGGCGAAGACGAAGCAGAAGCCGCGATCCACGACATCGATTGGAGCACCGTGACGCTTGTATGCCACAACACACCATTCGATGGTTATATTTTAACCAGACACTACGGTGTCACGCCAAAGTACTACATTGATACTGCTGCAATGAACCGCGGATTGTTTCCAGGGCAGTCAGCGCGTCTTAAAGATTGCGCTGTACGCTGCTTTCCTGATGACGAAACAATGCGCAAAGGCGAAGAACTCGCCGACGCAAAAGGTATCTACGACCTTGATCCAGAACTCGAAGAAGCAATCGCTGGCTACTGCATACAAGACGTCGACCTTACGCACGCTATATTCACACAGCTAGCCAAACAAATGCCAACATCAGAGATGGACATCATAGATCTCACATGCCGTATGTTCTGTGAACCAAAGCTGATCGTGGACCGCGAACGACTAACCACGTTCCGTGACGAAACAATCGCGGCCAATGAAGCGCTCATCGATGCAGCAGGCGTGTGCCGCAAAGTACTCAGCTCCAATCAACAATTTGCAGAACACATATATAGTATGGGCCTAGTACCGCCGACCAAGGTCAGCCCAACTACTGGCAAAGATATACCTGCATTAGGTAAGAGCGACAAGGCTTACCAACAAATGCAGAACATGTACCCCCAGTTCCAACATATATGGAATGCACGCAAAGCAGTAAAGAGTCGCATCGCGGAGACCCGGGCTCAGCGCTTCATTGATGCAACACATGACGACGGGACCATCAGCGTGCCGCTTCGTTATTACGCAGCACATACCGGCCGCTTCGGCGGTACTGAAAAAATTAATATGCAAAACATGCCGCGCAACTCTGAGCTGCGCAAAGCGTTGTGCGCACCGCCTGGACAGCTCGTATTCGTTGCCGACTTATCAAACATTGAAGCCCGTATGCTTGCATGGCTTGCAGACGAAGACGATCTGCTACAACAGTTCCGCAACGGCGACGACATCTACAGCAACCTCGCATCAGTAATCTACGGACGGCCCGTCAATAAGAAAGACGACCCAACCGAACGGTTTGTTGGCAAGACAGCTGTGCTTGGTCTGGGATACGGTATGGGCGCGCCCAAGTTCCAATCAACATTGGAAGCTGGGGCAATGGGTCCACCCATGACGTTCACTACTGACGAAGCGTACAACGTAGTAAATACATACCGCAGTACATACTCAGGTATACCTTTATTGTGGAAAAAGTTGGAACTCAAGCTCGCAAACACAATCAACCCAACGTATGACGAGACTTGGCACGGCCTTCGTTTCCACCAAGGTAAAATACATCTACCCAACGGTATGGCTCTGCACTACAACAACCTGCGCTATGAACGCGGCAAGCTCACGTACGACTCTCGTGTTACTGAGTCTACTTGGGGCGGACGCATTGCAGAAAACGTAGTACAAGCGTTATCACGAATCATTGTTACTGATTCAATGCTTCGTATCCAACAAGACACCAACCTCGATGCAGAAGTTGTGCTTACTGTACACGATGAAATAGTTTTAATTAGCCAAGCTAATAATCCTGATGCTACAATGGACAAACTTATCACCCACATGTGCGAGCCACCTGATTGGGCGAAAGACATCCCCCTAGATGCTGAAGGGGGCTACGACGTTAGCTACAGCAAATGACTTATGCCACGATTAGTTTTAACAAGAAAGATAAACGAACAAATCGTTATCCATGATGACGATAAAGGCGTTATAGCAACCGTAAAAATATCGAAAGTTGACAGGAATCAAGTCAGACTTACTTTCGAAGCCGATACTGAAGTAAGGATCGACCGACAAGAAATCTTCGAAAAAACTTCACATTAATAAACCGTAATATTAGCCATACTAATTCTTTCGCTATATTA